TCAAAAAGACGAATCCTTTGATGACACACAACGTTTAATGTGTTCAGTACACGGTTGCCCAAACCGCTGGTCAGTCCATTCTGACGGCGAAAAACCTAAATGTTCAAAACACCAATGGCAAAGAATTGAAAAAAAACCTGTTGTTCAAAGCTGGCATGATGTTGGGGAAGAATTTTAAAATGAACCATGAACACAGACAAGTTGCCAATTCAATCCTTAGCCGACTTAAAGACGGCGAACAATTTAACCAATCAGTCATTCGAACAGCGCTTAGAGATACTGGAGACCTTGCGGACGATGGAAGCAAGGGATTGGATCAGGCGGTACAAAACGAAAATCAAGGAGGAGGGCAAAGCCGAAGCCTTAGCGTGGTGGCAAAGAACCTTATCCGACTTAGCGAAAAGGCGTGGTCAAAAAGCCGTGGACGAATTGCGGAGGCGCATGAATGAGACACGCTAAACGTGTGGACGCAAATCAAGATGCCATTGTTGCCACGTTAAGGGCGGCTGGCGCTTACGTTTGGATTATTAGCCTGCCTGTTGACCTTTTGGTGGGGTACAAAAATCACACGTTTCTGGTGGAGGTCAAAACCACCTCTAAAAAGCGTTTAACGGCGCTACAAGCCGACTTTTTTGCAAATTGGACAGGTAGTACATTGGCAAAGATTGACACGCCTGATGCCGCTTTACGCATGATTGGGGTTTTAAGTGAGAAGTCTTGAACAAAACCGCTTAATGTGGGCAAATCTTGAGGACATTGCCCAGCAAGTGGTTTGGTACGGTCAAAAGCTACCCAAGGAAGAATGGAAAGATGTGTTAACTGCCGCGCTAAAAAAGCAAAAAATCGTGCCTGGCATTGAGGGCGGGTTTGTGGTTATTGGCGCAAGGACAAGCAAAATGAGCGTGGCTGAAATGACCGAGCTGATTGAGCTGTCATCCATGTTTGGCGCACAGCAAGGCGTAAAGTTTCGAGCATTAGAGGAATAAAAAGGGGATCGGCACAAGGCCGACCCAAAATAATCACCGCAAGCATTTAAAACGGCAACCAAAAAGAAGTGTATCCATGTTCCAAAAACATCAATATGTAAGGTCAAAAAAGTTACTCAAACTGGTGGCGGGACTTGATTGCCAAGCCTGCGGGTCAGGCAATATGGTGCAAGCGGCGCACACAAACTGGGGTGGTGGTAAGGGTCGGGGCGTAAAGGCTGACGACAATCTGGTGGCTGCGCTATGCCTTAAATGCCATTATGAAATTGACCAAGGCAAAGAATTAAGCAAAGAGGAACGGCAAAAAAAGTGGTTGGCGGCACACATGGGGACGGTTCATGCGTTAACCCAAGCGGGATTGTGGCCTGTTGACTTACCTATTCCAGCGTTTACAATTGAGCCGCAGTTGTCTCCTTTGCAGGGGCATTGACCCCTGCTTTTTTTAGGATAACCATGAAAAAAGACGTAGCCGACTTTATTTCCACGCTGTTTCACAGCTCCACGGTGACGCATTTCATGCACCTGAGCACCGATTCATACGCCACACACAAGGCTTTGGGCAAATACTACCCAGCCATTGTCGATTTGGCTGATAGCTACGCAGAGGCATACTCAGGCTGTTACGAAAAGATCAAGGATTTTCCTGAGAATTTCCATAACGCCAAAGACCCGCAAAAGTACCTTGCCAGCATCAAAACATACATTGAAAAGAACCGTGATGCGCTGCCGGACGACACCCAGCTCCAGAATATTGTGGATGAAATTGCCGCATTGGTTGACAGCACAATCTATCTACTGTCATTCAAATGATTAGGATATTCGCTGGCTATGACCCTCGGGAGGCTGTTGGCTACCATGTGTTCTGCCAAAGCCTGATTGAGCGCACCAGCGAGCCGGTCGCCATAACACCTTTGTACGGCTCACAGAGGGACGGCACAAACGCATTTACTTACCAACGGTTTCTTGTACCCTACTTCACCAAGTTCAGCGGCAGGGCAATATTTTTAGACGCAAGTGATATGCTGATGCTGGCAAACATTGACGACCTGAGCAAGCTATTTGACCCGACCAAAGCGGTGCAGGTTGTTAAGCATGAATATCAGACTAAGCACCCAAAGAAATACATTGGCACACCGATGGAAGCGGCAAACAGGGATTACCCTAGAAAGAACTGGTCAAGCCTGATTCTGTGGAACTGTGACCACCTAAGAAACCGAGTGCTGACACCGGAATTTGTGGACGACCAGACTGGCGCCGACCTGCACCGATTCGGTTGGTTACCCGATTCACTTATCGGTGAGCTACCGAAAGAATGGAACGTACTGATTGGCGAACAAGAGAACAAGAACGCCAAGATTGCCCATTACACGTTAGGTATTCCTGAGTTTGACCATTACCAAAACTGTGATTTCAGCAAGCAATGGTTTAATACTAAGAGCAGGATGCTCAACGGCTTAATCAAGATGAGGGAGCTAGAACATGGATAAAGAAGAAATGGCTAAAGCCTTGGTTAATTTAGACACCAAAGGGCAAAAAGAACAAGAGCTATACACCCAAAACATGATGGATCAGCTCAACCGCATGAAAAGCAATCAAGTGGGACAATATGGCATTGATAATGAATTGGGATATGCAAACGCAAGGGCATACAAAAATCCAAATGCTTTGCAAGGTGCAATTGGAACAGACACACCGTTTGGAAATTTTGAATACGCAAAAACAACAACTCCTACGGGTATAGAAAATTCGGCCATGTTAAGCAATCAATTGCCGATTGGTAATGGTACGGCTCAAGTTGATTTGCTAAAAAGCCTAAATACGCCAGAGCGCACAGCAACCCTTGGCTATAACGCACCAATGAGTCGCGGTCAATTTCAAGCAAGGGCAATGGTAGGTCAAGATGCTGAGCGTCAAAAAATAAAAGAAATGCAAATGCAATACTTGCAACAGCTCAACAAAAACATGGGAATTGGCGTTTACGGCAAAAAAACACCTTATGACCAAAGCGTAGGATTGCAAGTACAAGGTAGATTCTGATGGATAATTACCAAGTAAAGCCCGATTACACCTTGTTAGCCCAGGCATTAAGCCGCCAAGATGGACTTGCGCCTTATGGCATGAGACACCTAGAAACAGGCCAAAACATCAATCAAGGCACACTTAAGGGTAAAGGGTATTTTGGTGAGATACCTGTAAACCAAGGCGGCGCAATGACTGAGTTTTCAAGCGCCTATGAACAAGACGGCAGAATGGTTTCACACCCATTGCTAGTGCCAACCCTTAACAAACAGGAGATTGACCTGTTAAGAATGGGACTAGAGCCAACGCCCGAAATTTACAAAAAAGCACAAGACTACGCCCAGCAACGCATAAGCGCAGGTCAAAGCCCATTTGCCACAAAACAAGAGTTAAGATACCCAATTCCAACAGAATAACATAATGCTTTATTATGAATGACGTAACTAAAGTAGTTAAGACTAGAAAGAAAGCAGGCGGTAGGTCTGCGGGTACGCCTAATAAGGTCACAGCGCAGGCTAGAGAGGCAATAGCGATGTTTGTGGATGGCAATGCCCACCGACTTGCACAATGGCTTGATGAGGTTGCTATGGGCGTTCCTGAGCATGACATAAAACCCAATCCTGCCAAAGCTTTTGAGCTATTCCAATCAGTAGTTGAATACCATGTACCCAAGTTGGCAAGGACTGAGATCACCGGCAAGGATGATGGGCCGGTAGAAATGGTGGTGACATGGGGCGGCGTGAAGTAATTATCCCTTACCACCCAAGGGCGGCTTTCATGCCATTCCATGAGCGCAAAGAGCGCTGGTCTTGTTTAGTCGCACACCGTAGAGCTGGAAAGACCGTAGCGGCAATCAATGACCTCATTAAGCGAGCCATAACTGAGGGCAACAGATCAGCCCAATATGCTTACATTGCACCATTTCGTAGCCAAGCTAAGCGGGTGGCATGGGATTACCTCAAGTTCTACGCCGCGCCAGTAACCAAAGCCACCAATGAATCCGACTTGTCGGTGGAGCTGGTGAACGGCGCAAAGATCATGCTGTTTGGCTCAGACAATGCTGACGCAATGCGGGGCATGGGATTCAACGGTGTGTATCTTGATGAATACGGCGACTTTAAGCCCAGTGTGTGGGGTAATGTCGTAAGACCAACTTTGTCTAGCACTATGGGCTGGGCTGTGTTTGGGGGTACGCCAAAGGGCAAAAACCAGTTTCATGACATCTACAAGGTAAGCCAAGTCGTGCCAGATTGGTTTCTGTTACGCCTACCAGCATCAGTGTCTAAGCTATTGCCTGACTCAGAATTAGAGGCGGCGCGGTCACAGTTAAGCATTGATCAATACGATCAAGAGTACGAGTGCAGTTTTGATGCAAGTATCTTAGGGGCCTACTATGGACAAGAAATGCGCCAAGCGCAAGACGAGGGCAGAATCAGAGAGTTACCCTTTGAGCCTGACTCGCCTGTTTTTAGTGCATGGGATTTGGGTTACCGAGACGACACCGCAGTGTGGTTCTATCAGGTGGTCAGGGGCGAGATCAGGGTGATGGACTATTACGCCGTATCAGGCGCAAGCATTGAGGAAATAGCCAATGTGGTTATAGCCAAGGGTTACCGATACACCCGCCATTTCCTGCCGCATGATGCCAGAGCCAAGACCTTGGCTTCGGGCGGTAAGTCCATTGTTGAGCAGTTGGCGGCACATTTGGGCGGCATAAGCAAGTTGGCCATCGTGCCTGAGATCGGTGTGCAGGACGGCATCCAAGCGGTGCGGATGGTGTTGCCAATCTGTTATTTTGACTCTAGATGCGATGAGGGGTTGGAAGCGTTAAGGCAATATCAGCGGGAATACGATGAAGATAAGAAAACTTTTCGACAAACTCCGCGCCACGATTGGTGCTCACACCCCGCAGATGCGTTTAGAATGCTTGCAGTAGCCTATCGGCAAGAAGCAAAAGATCAGACACCGCCCAAGGGCAAGACCCTGCAAACCATCACACTCGATGAGCTGTGGGAATATGAGATGCAACATAAAGAGGAGCGAATATGAGCCAGCCAGTAGCAGAAGTCGGTGGATATAAAAACATCACCGCCACAGGCGCAGTCAGTAATGGCCCTTGCCAATTGATTGGTTTCTACGTTAACAACACCAGCTCAGGCACTTTGGTGCTACGCAATGGCGGGTCAGGCGGCGAAGTAATGAGTGGCACGATCACACCAGCTATCGGGTTTCACCGATTTCCTGCCAACGTGGGGGTTAGCCTCTATGCAACAATTGCCGGCAGCGCATTGGATGTGACATTCTTCTTTGCCGCTGGTAGCTGATCATGTACGATGAAACAGGGGCATATGATGGCGAAGATGTCGGCCCGTACTGGCATGACCAGATTGAGACCGCCATCAAGATATTTGATAAGTGGGAAAAGCGCGGCTTAAAGGTTGTCAAACGGTATCGAGATGAGCGAGATGCCATTGAGATGCCAAGGATGAAATTCAACATCCTCTGGTCAAACATCCAAGTCCTGTTTCCTGCCTTGTACGGTCGCCAAGCCAAGCCCGAGGTGTCACGCCGCTACATGGATCAAGACCCTGTGGGTCGATTGGCCTCCACGATGCTTGAGCGTGTCATGGAGTACGAGACCACGCAATTCGGTGACTTTGACGCTGCTATGTCTGGTGCGGTGCAAGATAGATTGTTGCCTGGTCGCGGTACGGCATGGATTCGCTACGAACCTGTAATCGTCAATGACCGACCTGATGATGACGGCGTATTAGATGAAACCGAAGAATCACAGGTCTACAACACCGTGGAAGACCCAACAGAGCGCATTGACGCAGCTCACAGCCCAATTGATTACGTCTATTGGTCAGACTTCTTGCATTCACCAGCTCGCACATGGGATGAGGTTTGGTGGGTTGCCCGCGCCGTCTACATGACCAAGGACGAGGGCGTAGAACGTTTTGGTGACATATTCAAGAACGTCAGCCTAACCAGCTCCAACACCGACATGGACGGCAAAAATCCATTGACCGCCAAGATGACCTACGACAAAAAGGCGATGGTCTATGAGATTTGGAATAAGCGCACCGGCAAGGTCTGTTGGATTGCCAAAGGTTATCCACAGGCATTAGATGAGCGAGATGACCCGCTAGAGCTTGAAGAGTTTTTCCCATGCCCCAAGCCGTTGATGGCAACCACCACCACCGGCACAATGATTCCTGTGCCTGATTACTGCGAATATGAGGATCAGGCGCAAGAGCTGGATAACCTGACGCAACGCATTTACCTGTTGACCAAGGCTTGTAAAGCGGTCGGCGTGTTTAATGCCGAGTTTAAGGAATTGGCTCGAATGTTCAGCGAGGGCGTAGACAACAAGCTATTCCCAGTGACCGGTTGGGCGGCAATGTCGGAAAAAGGCGGCTTAAAGGGCGCTATCGACATGATGGACACCTCGCAGATCATTGTGACCTTGCGTGAGCTGTACGCCGCCAGAGAACAGGTCAAGCAGTCAATCTACGAGATCATGGGCATATCGGACATCTTGCGTGGATCGTCCAAAGCCCAAGAAACCCTTGGTGCTCAACAGCTTAAAGCTAACTTTGGCAGCTTGCGATTAAAGAGTAGCCAAGGCGATGTAGCGCGGTTTGCAACCGACATTTTTAAGCTCAAGGCGCAGGTCATTTGCAAGTTTTACCCGCCCGAGCTGATTGTGGAGATGTCAGGTGTGATGAACACGCCGGACGGTCAAGACCCGCAAAGGTTGCAAGCGGCATTGGAAATGTTGTCTAACAGCACCATACGCGACTTCCATATTGCGGTCGAGGCTGACAGTTTGGCGCAGATTGATGAGCAGGCTGAAAAGCAAGGCGCACAGGAAGCCATCCAAGCTATTGGCTTGTTCTTGCGTGAGGCAATCCCAATGATTAGCCAAGCGCCCGAAACCTTGCCAATGGCCTCTGAGATGCTGTTATTCTTGGTGCGCCGATTTAGAGCTGGTCGCGGCTTGGAGAGCGCGGTTGAAAGGGCAATGAAAGCCTTGCAAGACAAAGCAGACCAAGCGGCTCAACAACAGCCTGGCCCACCGCCCGAGATGCTACAAATGCAAGCCGAACAACAAGCAGAGCAAATGCGTATGCAAGCACAAGCGCAGTCTGAACAGATGAAGATGCAAGCAGACGCACAATTGGCGCAAGCACAGGCACAGCTTGAAATGCAAATGCATCAAGCTAAGGTACAAGCCGAGATGCAATTGGCGCAGATGAAAGCGGACTTTGAAGCCGCCAAGCAAAACAATGAACTTCAAATCAAAGCCCGAGAAATGGCTGGAAAGGAAGAATATGAACGATGGAAAGCAGAACTTGACGCAGCGACTAAGATCATGGTGGCAAGGATTGGTAGCAACCCTGGCATCGACTTACCAGTGGTTGAAGCAGCGGCTGCACAAATAACCAATGAGTTGGGCGGCACAATTGTCCAAGCAATGGACAAAATAACCGCCTTGCACGACAACATGGCAAACCTACATGGTGAGTCTATGCAAAACATTGGCGCTGCCATGCAAAAGCTTAACGCACCCAAGAAAGTTATCAGGGGTGCTGATGGCTTAGTAATAGGCGTGGAGACAGCATGAGCCTTGTCTTAGCTGATCGGGTTAGACAAACCACCACCTCAACAGGTACAGGGACGATCACGCTAGATGGCTCGGTTGAGGGGTTTCAGTCATTCACGGCAATTGGTAACGGTAACACGACCTATTACACAATCTCGGGCGGCGCTCAATGGGAGGTTGGGATTGGGACTTACTCTAGCGGTACGCTGGCTAGAACTACCATAATTTCCTCATCTACAGGGTCAATCCTAAATCTTGCGGCTGGCACAAAGGATGTGTTTGTTAGTTATCCTGCTGGAAAATCGGTTAATCAGGATGCCAATAATCGTGTTTTGATACCTTACACATCAGGCGTAACCAATGTTGGCTCTTTAAATGTTGGGGATGCAACTGCTCACACCGATTCGGGCGTAATTGCAGGGTTTACGGCAAGTGAGCCGTTATACCTTTACACAAGCCTGCAAAACACAAGCTCAAGCAATACAAGTTATGCAAGCTACGCGGTCAATGACGGCGGTCATACGGCCTATGGCGAGCTTGGAATAAATAACGCAAATTACAGTTATTCGGCGGCAGGCTATCCCAACAACGGATTTTCAACCCCGCTGGCAAGTTTTGTTGAATCATACGGTGGCCCATTGGTTTTGGGTAGTTGGGACAATCAAAAGATCAGTTTTATCATTAATGGCGCAGTTAGCACGACTGACGCAGTAACCATTAACACCAATGGATCAGTCGCATTTAATGGTCAAGTGGGTACTGCCGGACAGGTCTTGCAATCTAACGCCACCAGCGCCCCGACTTGGGTAGATAACGCCGCAAAATGGGGGGCGTAAGTGTTTGGCATATCAGCTTTTGCCCAAACACCTTTTGCAAGCGTTCCAAGCGCGGCAACGCCTATACCTATTGAAATTCCATTAGGCGGTCACTTTGGCTTTGACGAAAAAAAGCGCGATGAGCAATGGGCAAAAGAAAGAAAGCTAGAGACCCAGCGCAAATTAAAATTGCAAGAGGCATTGTTTGGCCTGCCGCCAGAAGTGCGGGAAGAGATAACCTCAGCGCCCAAGCAAACAATAGAGGTTGCGGTCAGAAAACAAATTGATTATGATTTGCTCATGCAAAGGGTCAAAGACCTTGAAGTGCGTGTTAAGCTCAAACGTGATGAAGAAGATATTGCAATGATTTTGGAGATGATGTGAGAACAACATGGGTATTTCCATCTGACGGTAGCGAGCCTTATGAAAAGTCTAAGGGTCGATCTGGCGAATACACCGCAGTGATGGGCGATATTGCCCCATTCATGTCACCTGATGGCGTAATGATTGAGGGCAGAAAGCAGTGGCGTGACCACCTCAAGCGCACCGATTCAATTGAGATGGGGCATTCTGACGTTAAGTATGCACAGCAAGAGTGGAACAAGAAGAAAGAAGCGCACCGAGACAGGTTGCGCGGTCAATTGCAGACCGTACAAGAGTTTGACCGACCAGGCGCACCGATTGCACCTGTTAAGATGTCTAACCTTAACGTAGAGATGGCAAACCGTTTACACAACCGTCCCATGCCTGAGCGCAAGGAGATGATCAAAATGACTTTGGAACAAATGAAAAGGATGAAGTGATGGAAAACGAAGTTGTCGCACCCGACACAGTAGATACACCAGCACCCGAAACCCCAGCGGTCGAAGCGCCCCAAACAGCGCCAGCCGAGCCGCAAAGCAGAGCCGACACGATTCGTGAGGCACTGACCAAAACACCGACAAACCGTGGCAAACACGCTGCAAGCCAGCCCCGAGAGGGTGGTAAGTTTGCCCCTAAGTTTCCGACTGACCAGACCCAAGCGCCGCAGATGGCAGACAAGCCTAGAGCTGAGATGCCCAAAAGCCTGCGCCTCGAGCTGAAAGAACACTGGGAAAAAGCACCGCCTGAGTTACAGCAAGCCTTTGCTCAGCGGGATGCCGACTACGAAAAGGGTATTACCTCATATAAACAGCGGGACGCAGAGGCTCGGGCAATCACCGAGCAATTTGCGCCGTATGAATGGATTTTGCGGAACGAGAACAGCACACCGGCGCAGGCGATTGGCCCATTGCTCCAAACGGCGGCATTGCTAAGAACAGGCACACCACAGCAAAAGTCGCAAGCGGTCGCGCAAATGATTCAGCAGTTCCAAATCCCATTGGATCAAGTGGCTGCTTATTTTGGCGGCGAAGCCCCACCACAGCAAGATTCTCACTACAATCAACTGGCGCAACAAGTACAGCAGCTCACGCAACACATCACGCAGAGCCAGTACGAGGCACAGAAACAGAATGAAAACAGAGCACTCTCTGTAATCCAGCAGTTTGCGAGCGACCCCGCAAACGCACACTTTGAGGCAGTCCAAGACCGTATGTTGTCGCTTCTCCAAGCGCCGCAAGTTCTAGGGGACATCAGTCATATGTCAGAACGCGAGAAATTGCAAGTGGCATACGACACCGCCGTAAGACTTGATCCACAATTGGCACAAAGTTTATTTGCTCAACAGCAACAAAGCTACGCCGCACAGAATCAGGTACAGAAAGCAAAACAAGCGGCTGTACAGGTTAGGGGGGCGCCAGGCGCTGCCATCTCAGGTGCAGTCAATCAAATGGATCGCCGAGCCGTCATTGCCAATGCGCTGCGGCAGGTGAATTAAAAAGGAGTAAATCATGGCATACGCCAATAGTAATTACTCAGACGTTTTAGCAACCACCATTGAATCTCGTTCCGGCATCGTTGCCGATAACGTGACCAAAAACAATGCGTTGTTGACTCGCCTGCGTGAGAAAGGCCGTTACAAGCCGTTCACAGGTGGTTCGACCATTCTGCAAGAATTGTCATTCCAAGCAAACTCAA